AATCCGTTGTATCAGGGAGATTTTCCAGTGAGCATGGGTATTCCATCTGCAGCATCCTGTCATAAGCCGTAAAGGAAATCTGCTCCTCATCCGCTTCCGGTTTTTCTGCGGTAAATAATCCCATCGGCACATACTCCATCTGGCCGGCCACATTCATCCCGATAGACAGTTCAAACTCGTGGCCCTCAAACCAAAGATCCGGAGCAGCAATGATGATCTCCACATATTGCGAAACGGCAGACCCAATTGAGAAATCATCTTCTGAATTGGACCCGCCATTCATCTTGATACTTTTTATTCCCTGTGTGATCGTTTTTCCATCCAGAACAATGACCGCCTGGAAGGAACGGGAATCCTGCTGTACCAGGTTCCCGAATCCTGTTGATGTCTGATACACCAGGCTTCACCTCCCTGTTATTTAATGATCGGCAGCAACAGCATAATCTGGTTCGGTGTCGGATACATCTGTTTGAGTTCCTCCATGGTAAATGTACTCAGCTCTACCTCTCCCGAATCATTCATCAGACGTTTACTTTCTTCGTTAAATGCTTTGTCATCCTTAAGCGGAATCGAACCATTGTTATTTATGATCAGCTTTCCATTCTTATCATGTTCACCATATTTTTCAAGCAGTTTGCGGTTTTCCTCCCGTACCGGGTCAGTCATCTGCTTAAGGTTCACATTGTTTCTGGCAATCCGTACCCCCAGCACACAGTCAATTCCTTCTTTTTCACCGATCCGTGTCAGGGTTTCCTGAATGTCCATCATCTGTCTGTTCGTTAACTTCATTAACTTGATCCTCCTATTTTTGAATCACACTTACACTTGCACTTTTATAATAAAAAATCCCGTCTCCGATATAACCCATCTGCTCTTTGCTCAGAGTTCCTCTGTAGGATGTTATTGTCATATCGATTCCATCATCCCGGAAGGATATTGGAAAGAAGCCTGTAACCATAACCTGCTTGATCAGCGCTAGCTCTGTCTCTGTGAGTATCCCCCACTGGATGCTGATATTCTTCTTTTCAGTAATTACATCTCCTATCATATCTCCGCCTGCTGCTCTTCCAGTATTTGAAGACCAGATGATCTCATCGTTTACGGTGATCTGTGTCGGTGACGGAAGTATGATGTCACCAGACCAGAGTATCCGTCTTGCCATACCGCACCTCCTAAGTCACCAGTTCACATTTTCCATTGCTTTTTGTATTCTGGTTAGTCTTTTTGATAAAATATTTTCTCAAGGACTCCTCATCAATCACAACCGGATCCATATCCTTAAGCAGCTCTATGATTTCTAACAGTAATTCCAAGATTCTCTCAGAATTTCCTGTTTCTGCTGCTGCCTTCGCCGCTGCAGTCGCCATTTCCTGAAGCTTATCTTCCGGTGCAGTCACCTCTCCCTGGTGCCTGTTATCACCAATCACAGCAAGCTGCGGAGTGTTAGGCTTAACATAACCGCCCTGGGCCAGGTATGGGATCTGTGGTGTTGAAATTGTCGGAAGCCAGGTAAAAGGCTTAAGTCCAGCCACGCTGACCGTGCGGAGTCTGTTCAAGGCGCTGTTCAGTCCACTGAACGGAATAGACACGACCCGGTTGATTCCACGAATCAGACTGTTAATTACGCTTTTCAGGCTGGAAAGGATTCCGTCTTTGATTCCTTCGAAAATTGCTCCCCCGCTGCTGAATACGTTTTTAACTGCTTGCCAGGCATTGGCAAACGTAGTGCGGAACCATGTCGTAACATTTCCAAATGTATTTTTGATTCCTTTCCAGATACCAGAGAAGAATGTTCCTGTATTTGCAAATGCGGATGTAACGTTTTTATAAGCCAGTCCGAATTTGTCTTTAAACCATTGTCCTATATTCGAAAAGGTGTCCGTCACATTTTTCTTTTTTCCGGAGAAAAATGTCTTTGTATTTGCAAATGCAGCTGTGACATTTTTATACGCCAGATCGAACTTGTCCTTGAACCATTTACCTATATTTGAAAAGGTGTCCGTTACATTCTTCTTTTTTTCAGAGAAAAATGTCTTCGTATTTGCAAATGCGGATGTGACATTTTTATACGCCAGATCGAACTTGTCCTTGAACCATTTACCTATATTTTTAAAAGTTTCTGTGATGCTCTTCCATAGTACAGAGAAGAATTCCGCAATCTGATTTAATTTCTTTTTCAGATATGCACCAAGATCGTCCCAAATTTTGACGGCCTTGTCTTTCATTTTCTGAAAGAATTTAACTACATTGTTCTTCAGATCCCTGGTCTTTCCGACTACCCAGTCCCGCATCTTTCCGGCATACTGGCAGACTGTATCCCAGTTTTTATAGAGCAGTACGCCTGCCGCTATTACAGATCCTATGATCAGGATCCAAGGATTCCACACGGAACTTATCAAACCTCCAAGCTTCGATACAGCCGCCCCGATGCCAGCAAAAGACTTGATCAGACCAGCAATCTGGGTTACCAGTGACACAATCTTAAAAGCTGCAAAAAAAGAAGCAATAATAATTGTGATCGTCTGAATTGTCTGGGGATTATCTTTACACCAATCAGAGAATTTCTGTAAAGCACTGTTAATGCAATCCCAGGTTTTTAGGAATACCCCTCCCGTCCATGAGGCGAGCGGCTTTAGCAGACTGTCCAAAAACCACTGAGCCAGCGGTTGGAGTGCTTCTATAATCGGATTAAGGATCCCGATTGCATTGCTTACGCTTGTCAAAAATCTCGGAACCACTTCATTGGCCGTCCAGGTTCCTAACGGTACAAGCACACTTTCCCAGAACCACAGGAGTCCTTCTCCCACATGGATTGCGAACGGCGCCAGGGAATCCCAGAGTTTCTTCAGTCCCTCATTGATCTTTTGGAAGTTCACCTTCATCAGACCATTGTTCAGCGCATCTACAAATCTTGGTATTCCTGTTCCGAGCGTCCATTTACCAACCGGTACCAGGAATCCTGAATAGAAATCCTTCAGAGCCGTCCATGTGAATTTTCCAAGTCTGGACAGGCCTTCGTTCCACAGCCGTTTCAGAGACTGTGTGGCCGGATCACAGAGCTTTTTGATATTCTCGAACATCTTAGTGAACTTACTGTCCACCTCATCCAGAATCGTCTCTCCTGAGCTCAGGCTTCCGAAATCAACGGAACTTCCCACGCCCGATCCGGATCCGCTTCCGGAACTTCCACTGTCAGAGCTGTCATCCGATGAATCACTCAGCTTATTGATCGCATCAAAGCCCATCAGGCTCCGCATTTCCTGAGCTGCCTTCTTGGCCGCTTTTCCGGCGCTTGTTGTGGCGTCTGTCAGATCATCTGCCGCACTGGATGCACTCTCCAGCCCGCTTCCTGCGTCTGCTGCCGCAGATCCAATTGAGGATATGTTCGATGAACTGTTCTTGTTTCCTGTGATCAGATCTGTGAAAGCCTTAAATGCACTGGCCAGAGTCGCCAGCTTACCGATGATCGTGTTGATCACCTTGATCACTGGCGAAAGCACGTTGATGAGTCCCTGCCCAATGATAGCCTTTAAGCTGTCAAACTGCAGCTTCAGGATCCTTACCTGGTTCGCCCAGGAATCTGAGGTTCTTGCAAAGTCCCCCTGTGCTGCAGACAGCTGGCTCTGTACAAACTGATAACGCAGGGCTACCTTTTCCGCTTCGCTCATGGCGGATGTGGTCTTTCCAAATCCATTGGCCATTGCGTAAGCATCCAGGGCAGTCTGGGTCATAACCACACCCAGATCCTTCAATGATTCTGTTTCACCAGTGAATACGGATTTCAGTTTTGTATAAGCTTCATCCTGGGTGATGTTATAAAAGGATGCCACATCACCGGCCAGGCCGGTAAGCGTAGTTCCCATATCATAAGCCTGCTGCTCTGTGAAGCCAAAGGCTTTTGCCATGGCCCCGAAAGTACCCGTGTACTGCTTGGCCATCGTTTCTGACAAACCGTAGGCATTGATTGCGCTCTTTGCGAATTCATCCACCTTATCGGACATGCTAGAGAACGTTACATCTACCACGTTCTGTACTTCTGCCAGATCTGACCCAAGCTCTACACAGGATTTTCCGAACTCTACCAGCTTCTTGACTGAAAAGGCAGCCGCAAGTGCTGCTGCTGCCTTTTTCGCAGTTCCGGCAATTCCTGCCATCTGCTTGTTAAAATCGTTTTTATTTACAACGAGATCAAGCCCGATCTCTCCAATGCTTTGTGCTGACACTTATACCACCTGCCTCTATCCAGAGGACATCGGCACATGGCACTACTTGTCCTGGTTGATCTTTATCTCGAATTCTTTTTTACAATGCCTGGCCTGGCATTTAATAAATACACCCTTGCACCTGGCATCCAACGTGTATTGCACTTTCTGTTCATGCCCGCAGAAGGGACATGTTACTTTCTTCTTTTCAATTTCCAACACCTCCAGCCATGGCGATAAGTGCATTTTTCATCGCTTCCAGGAATTCTTCGGTTTCATGCTGGTTCTTGGCCTTCGCACGTTTCTGCATCCATTCATTCCGGATACGTTTCTGCTCCGGTGTAAAATGTTTCAGCATTTCCTTGTCATCCTCTGAACGGATGGCAACGATTCTTCCAAGCGGTGTTTCCGGACCTATCCCGATCAGACGGGCCCGGAATTCATCCCACTTCATACCATCTAAATCTCTTGATAACCGGATCCCGTATTGCGACTGAAACGAGGCCACGATCAGGTCAAAGTCCTCGATCAGATCGTAATACGGGTCACTGCTCTCCCTGGCTGTCTTCTCCCTGGCTGTCTTCTCCCTGGATTGTTTCCATTGCGAATCCGATCACATGCATATAGTCCTTGAAAGAAAGGTTCATTTTGTCCAGCTTGGCCCTATCCTCCTCGCTGAACAGTTTTTCAGAAGCGCCCAAGGTTGCTTCCAGCTCTGGTTTATCATTAAAAAGCCCCATGATCTCCAGCATGGTTCTCGCATCCGCTTTGACCTCAATCTCTACATCCTTGATCTTAAGCTTTGGATTTTCATCAAAGCTAAGTTTATCTGTAATATTTACAACTTTACCCATAATCTTCTCCTTATGCTGCCGGTGTTACGGTCGGCTTGCCGTTACTCATAACTTCAAATTCCAAAGCACCCACGCCTGTGGAATCTCCCGCTCCAATATTGGTCACATTAATCACTGCATCTTCGAACAGAACAACCGTTCCATCCGGGAAGGTCCACTGGAAATCCTTCTCTACATTTCTTCCGTTCTTCCATGCCAGGGCTGCCACTGCATCATTTCCCGCATCCCCTATATTCCGCTTGCCCGTTACGGAAATGGTAACGGATTTCGCAGTCATCAGTCTTTTGGTCCATCCTTCTGTTTCGAACGGCGTCCATTCTTCCACTCCATTGTCGAAAGCTACGCCAAATGTCTCACAGTCGGCAATGTTCTTCATGACGGACTGTGAACCGGATGTAGCTGTGTCGATCTGGAACTGGTTCTCATAGCATGGATATACACCCGTTTTCTTATCTGCAAATTTCTGCAGTTCCATCCGCATTAAATTCTTCATGTCGTTTCGCCTTTCTTTGCATAAATAACAGCCGTTTCGATCACCATCTCGCAGATTCCGGAATCAT